GGGTATGCCGCCTCACAAACGGGTTCAAGCGCCGAAGCGGCGCAAAGTTCGCTGGAAAGCCTTTCCCGGTTCATGCGTAACAATCCGGGTGCTGAAGGCTTCCTGAACCGGCTGGGTGTGCAGACGCGAGACGCCAAAGGCAATATGAAGGACATGGCTTCTGTGTTCTCGGGCGTCGGTGACAAGCTGAAGAGCATGCCTTATTACCGGGCAAATCAGTATGCGCAGATGTTGGGTATTGACGAAAACACGCTGATGGCAATGCGTAGAGGCATGACCGGCTTTACCGCTGAATACTCGGCCATGTCGAAAGCCATCGGGTTTAACGCCGATCAGGCTGCTGCAGGGTCGAATCGTTTCATGACTTCCCTGCGCGACTTCGGCGCGATGGCTGGCATGGCTCGCGATAAAATCGGGGCTAATCTGGCAGGCGGTTTGGCTGGTTCTGTCGACAATCTTCGCAAACAGTTCCTCGATAACTTCCCCAAAATAGAAGATGTGATCAACCGCGGCGTGAAAGGGCTGCTTTGGCTCGCTGACGTTATCGGGCGTGTCGTTTACAGGCTGATGCAGGCCGGTAGTGACATCATAGAATGGTGGGGAAAACTGGATAAAGGCACGAAAGAGCTGATCGCTACTTTCGGTGCTTTGATGATTGCCTGGAAGCTTTTGAATACCGCATTCATGATGTCCCCTATTGGGCGCATAACCGCACTCGGTCTCGCTATCATCGGGTTATATGAGGATTATAAAACGTGGAAGGAAGGTGGCAAAAGCCTGATTGACTGGAAGGCGTGGGAGCCACAGGTTAAGCAGGGCGTGGCGCTCATCGACAGTATTTCCAAAGCAATTAAGGAGCTGGGACGCGTCATCGATGACTTCCAGAAAAATCACAAATGGGCTGCCGATTTTATCCAGAAAGGCACGCTGCCCGGTGAGGATTCAGTCAAAGATTCCGGGCTGCGATTCCGCCGCTGGCTGAAAGATAAAACAGGGTTTGCTATCAATCTGGACGATGATTCCGGCGAGGTCGATGACCCTGTGCAGCATGCTCAATCTATCCGCCGCCCGCGCGCCAGCGAGTCAGGCTCGAAGCTTCTCAACTTGCTGGAACCAACACTGAATAAGCTCGAGGGGCTTTACCAGCTGCCTGCCGGCTTGCTGAAAAGCGTGGCAATTACTGAGTCAGCAGGTGACCCGTTGGCGCAATCTGGCGCTGGCGCAAAAGGCTTGTTCCAGTTTATGGATCCAACTGCGCGCGATATGGGCCTGAGTGGAAACGATGTTTTTGACCCGGTGAAATCTGCACAGGCTGCCGCAAAATACCTCAGCCAGTTGATGAAGATGAACGGCGGTGATCTGGAGAAAACGCTGGCCTCATACAACTGGGGGGTTGGCAACGTCCAGAAATATGGAATGGGGTTGATGCCACAGGAAACACGCAACTACGTGCCAAAAGTGCTCAGCAACATGCCAGGCAACCAGACGGTCAGTCAGGAAACCAACATCCATATTCATGGCGTAAGTGACCCAACCCGCGCCGGTATGGAAGTGGCTGACCGGCAAACCGGTGTTAATTCACGCCTCGCGCAGCAGGTATCGAGAGGGCCGCGTTAATGGACGTCCTATCCGTATTATTCAATCAACGGTCGCGGAAAATTGGCCTGATCATCCCTGACGTGGTGGTTTCCGAGAAGCATCAGGACGCTCTTGAAATCACAGAACACCCGGTGGAAATCGGCGCGCCGGTGTCTGACCATTCTTACAAGCGCCCGGCGGAAGTCACCATGGAAATGGGCTTCTCTGGCGGTGGTTCGCTGCTGGATTTTGCGGACACTTCCGCGATCGGTATTTCTCTGGGCACCAGCCCGAAGGAGATTTACCAGCAAATTCTCGACCTGCAGGCCAGCCGCGTGCCGTTCGATGTGACAACCGGTAAACGGCAGTACAGCAACATGCTGATCCGCGACATCGATGTAACAACTGACCGAACCAGCGAGAACGTGCTGATGTGCGTGCTCACGCTACGAGAGGTCATTATCTCGCAAACGCAGAGTATCAGCGTGGCTGATAAAGCTGACATGCAGGATGGTGTCAGCACGTCTTCCGTGCAGAACACTGGCACGAAATCAGTGAAGACGGCCAACACATCGCTATTGCTGACCTTGTTTGACGGCGCGAAGGGGGCTTTTGGATTATGACGATCACCATCAGTGAAATTCCCCTGTCGCCGGACAACCAGCAATTCAATATCAGCCTGGCAAACACCACCTACAAAATGCGCCTGCTATGGCGTGATGCAGCTGGCTGGATCATTGATATGCAGGACAGCGGCGGCAACCCGATGATCACCGGCATTCCTCTGGTAACCGGCGTTGACCTGCTGGCGCAGTATGCCTTTATGGGGTTTGGCTTCTCGCTTTACGTTGGGTGCGACGATTCCACGCAGGAATACCCGACAAAAATCGACCTTGGGAACGGCAGCCATCTTTATATCGTACAAAGTTAAGGGATAATCATGAGCCAGAACTGGCAGCGACATTTTGAAATACAGTTGCTCGATGATAACGGCAAGGGGATCAGCCTGTCGGACTTCAAAGTCACGTTCGACATTGAGTGGTTTAACATCAAGTTTTCCCGCGTGGCCACCGTCAAAATTTACAACCTTTCGCAGAACACAAACAGTCGGATCCTTGGCGCTGAGTTTTCAAAGATAAAAATCATCGCCGGTTATGACGGTATTGCCCCGGCAGTAGATGCCAGTCAGGTTGGCAAGCCAATAACCGTCGATTCTTCGCAGGTAGGCCAGACCAACGGCCAGAACTTTGGCGAAATCTATAACGGTGAAATCCGATTCTCACTGACTGGCCGAGATAATCCAACGGACACGTTTATCATCATTCAGGCCATCGACGGGCACCGCGCGTTGATGGGCGCCGTGATGAATACGACGCTGGCTAAAGGTTACACGGTGAAAGACCTGTACGACCTCACCATGTCGCATTTTGCGCCGTTCGGTGTCACGTCCGGGCTAACGCCGGAATTCCCGACAACGGTTTACCCGCGCGGGCGTTCGATGTTTACCATGGCCCACAACGTAATGGACAACATTGCGAACCAGTGCAAAGCCACCTGGCAGATCGTCGACGGTCAGGTGCAGATGGTCGCGAACGATAAGTACATTCATGAGGCTATCGTGCTGAACAGCCAGACCGGCCTGATCGGGATGCCACAGCAGACGATGGGCGGCGGCGTGAACGTACGTTGTCTGATAAACCCGAATATCCGGGTTCATGGCCTGATTGAACTGGATCAGACATCGGTTTACCGCGCTTCTCTGTCATCGAATGACATTCAGATGTCCGGCGGTCGGATTACGGAAATCAACGATAACGGCAATCTGGTGGTAACCGGCGTTGCCAGCATTCCTCCGGCCAGTATTGCCACGGATGGTGTGTATATTGTTCAGTCGATATCTTATACTGGGGATACGAGAGGGCAGGCCTGGTACATGGATATGATGTGCGTGGCGCGAGGTTCCGCTGACCTTCAAACCAATTCAGCATTATCGAGAACAGCACCGGAATGAAAACTTTAAGCACATTATTCTTCTCAGTCCTGATTGTATCTTCATCAGTTTCCGCTTCCCAAGCAGGCAAGCCATACATGCAGTGTGGGAACTTTATTTTCTCCACTAGCACAACTGATGACGGGTGGGCGCGTATCAATGGCGATAAACCGGAAACCCAGAAAGTTACTTTTCTGAAGCAAAAAGACGACTACAGCAACATCAAAATGGAATGGGTCGTTGAGTCCTCGAAAGACGGCAAGTTGTATGGCCTCGAGTACATCAAGCGTAACGGGAAAGCATTCCTTAATGCGCAGATACTGCAGGCCAGTATGGATGCGCCGCGCACGTATGGGACGTTTGACTGCGTGAAGGTGAAGTAAACCATTAGCCCGTTGTGCCAGCCTCGTTACGTCCGCTTCAATTTTCCCTAAAACGCGTTTATGTCATGCTTACCGAGTGCCCAGTGTAATGTTTTGTGCTGCCTGGTAAGCAAGTGCTTCGTCATTCGATGAAAACGTAAAAAATTTAATGCCATTTAAACGCCGTAGAAAGCACTGAGAGAGGCGCATTTCTAAAGCGTGTGGTAGTACCCTCGGATTTTACGCCTTTATATGACGTTCTCAGATGCTTTTCTGGCGGTGTAAATACAACCACAAGTTGAAGAAATACCATATTGGTAATACACTGAGGGCCGTTGACGGCATCGTCAGCTTTGTTTTCGGTTTATACTATTGTAGTGAACCGAGCAATAAACCACCTTTCAATTCTTTGGTGGTTCTATTCATATAGGCGTGGTCCGTTTGAAACCACATAGGAGAAAACATGAGAACAGTAGCGAAGCGTTCGATACAAACGATTGAGTTTCGTACTCAAGTCGTTAGTTCTTTTGTTGATTCGGATACGTCTACTGAATTTTTCGTGAGAAGGTTGAGCGATCGCGAGTCATCTAATCGTCAGCTGTTTATTGTCACAATTGACCATGATGTCAATAATGGAGATGTGATTCCGTTTGCTGAGATCACTATGACCAATGATAAGATGCGCTATGTTGTAAAACCTTCGCATCAATACCCTGATCTCGCGGATATCCATGTCCTTGACAAGATAGAAACAGCAATCTCCATCTACATGAAGAAATTTATAAATAACTATAATTATCATTAAGGTATCTTCATGCCACCCGACCTAATACCTGAGTACAAAAAGGATTTAAGTATTGCGCCCTTTGGTGAAAAACACTTAATTGAAAGTTTTCACTTCTTCACAAGAGAGGCCGGTTTACTTAGAGCGGACGAGTACATTGTTGTCGGTGGGGATTACAATTACTACCTTGATGTTTATCTGGTGGGTTGTTCGACTGAAGATTTTTTTACTGAGCATGGCTGTGACTTGGATGATTGCAACGTCCCGATGACGGACTTAGTGAACACACTTCTTGCTCTGGATATGGTTGACGACGACAAGACTAAGCGCATTGGTCGAGTGGCTTATAATGACTTCAATTTCGTTGAGGAAGGTGGGAATACTCTCACGGGCAAGCAGATTAAAAGTGCAGTAATTGATACCGATTTTCAATCTGCCGGTCTTGCTCGCGAAGTCTATAAAATGATCGTAAAAAAACACGATTTCCTCGTTTGCGATAATGTCCAGAGTATTGCTGGTGGTGCCTTGTGGGCAAGCAGCATCATACGTATTGCTGAGGTTCGTATTTATGATTCTCAGCAAAAGACATTTCTGGATACGTTAGGACCAGAAGCAAGAGGGATCGGCGGTTTTATTCCGTGGAGCTGTCAGCATCTGAGCGTAGACGAAATTATGATGAAGTGGGGGCGCCCGTTTGATGACAAGTGCTGCCGCCACATCGTGCATGTAATATATAAAGACCGATTAATCGAAGAATGAAACTGAACCCGCTCCGGCGGGTTTTTGCATTTTAAGACCAACAGAACCCGCCGAGTGCGGGTTTTTTTATGGAGTTTTTTCATGCCAATTCCTTCCCATGATTTAAGCGGGGACCTTTCGCAGGCATTGAAAGCAATGGGCGAACAACTCAGCAGCACTTTGCGCGTCGCGGTTCCCGCCATCATTCAATCGTTCGATCCCGATACTGTGACATGCACCGTTCAGCCCGCGGTAAACGGTTCGGTACCGGATGAGGCTGGGGCTGAAACAACAGAAGGGCTCACGTTGCTGGTAGACCTGCCGGTTGTCTTCCCGCGCGGCGGCGGTGTTACGATGACTTTCCCGGTTAAGGCCGGTGATGAGTGCCTGGTAATTTTCTCTGATCGTTGCATCGATTTCTGGTACCAAAGCGGCGGCACCGGTGACGCGGTGGACGAGCGCCAGCACGATACTTCGGATGCATTTGTCATTGTCGGCCCGCAGTCACAGGCACAGAAAATCAGCGGGATTAGCACTAATTCAGCGCAGATGCGAAGCGATGACGGATCAACATTTTTCGAGCTTAACCCTACGACACAGAAGATCAATATCGTCGCGCCAGGGGGCTTTAATGTCACAGCTCCGTTATCGACGTTCTCTGCAGCGGTCACTGTTAAAGGGCTACTGACATGGATGGGGGGCATGGTCGGCAGTATTACATCTGGCACGGCGGCCACTATCACTGGCGCTATTAAACTCATTGGTACTCTGACATCCAACGGTAAGGATATCAGCGACCAGCACACGCACAACGGTGTGCAAACCGGTAGCGGTAATTCTGGCAAGGTGAACTGATATGCGATATCGACGCGAAGACACCGACGGTGATTACACGTTCGGGCAGGGTGATAACACTTTTCTGATTAACTCACCGGAGGCGGTGGCTCAGGCAGTTAAAACGCGGTTCAATCTCTGGCGCGGTCAGTGGTTCCTCGATATCACCGCCGGCACGCCCTACATCCAGTCTGTTCTCGGCAAGCAAAGCCCCGAGGTTTATAACCTGGCTATTCGCCAGCACATTCTGCAGACGCAGGGTGTCAGCTCAATCATCTCCTTTGATACGTCCATAAACAGCACCACGCGGCGCGTTACGTTTACAGCGACCATCAATACCATCTTCGGCGAGACACCTGTAAAAAGCGAGGCATAATGGCTCTCAATCTTGACACACTGGGGTTATCGGCAACGGTAACATCTCAGGGGATCAGCGCACCTGATTACCAGACAATCCTCACCACGTTAACAGGCTACTTTCAGCAAATTTACGGCACCGACGCCTATTTAGATCCGGACAGTAAAGATGGTCAGATGGTGGCTCTGTATGCGCTGGGCATTCACGACGCGAATAACACGGCCATTGCTGTCTATAACGGTCAGTCTCCGGCAACCGGTATCGGTAACGGGCTGTCCAGCAACGTGAAAATAAACGGGATTTATCGCGCCCCGGCGAACAACTCAACGGTTGATCTGCTGATTACCGGCACCATCGGTCTGGAAATCATAAATGGGTCCGCCAGAGACGCGAACAGCATCATCTGGACGTTGCCCGCTTCGGTGGTCATCGGCACTGACGGCACTGTGCTGGTTACCGCAACATGTGCCACTGCTGGCGCTGTTGCCGCACTGGCGAGAACTGTCACCGGCATTAATACGCCAACGCGCGGATGGATATCGGTCACAAACCCGAATGCGGCCACCGTTGGCTCAGCTGCTGAAACTGACGCGGCGCTGCGTATCCGTCAGGCGCAAAGTGTGGCGCTGTCGTCGGTGACGCCGTTCGATGCTCTGGATGGTGCTATCGCCAATATCCCAGGGGTTACGCGCCATAAGCTTTATGAGAACGACACGGGCGCTGTGGATGCCAACGGCTTGCCTCCACATTCGATTACAGCTGTGATTGACGGCGGTGATGCGACAGAAATTGCGACAACTCTACAGCTGAAAAAAGGGCAGGGTGTTACTCCGAATGGCACCACGCAAATTACCGTGGCTGATAAATACGGGAATCCTCACGTAATTGGTTTTAACCGACCGGTTCCAGTACCCGTTTATATCGCTATTTCACTTCAGGCATTTACGGGTTACACCACGCAGATCGGCGAAGATATTAAAGCCGCCATTGCGGCATATATAAATGCGCTGACCATCGGCGATGACGTTCTGCTAAGCCGGGTTTATTCACCAGCAAATCTCGGCGTAGTAAGCGGTGGGGAAAGCCGATACTACGACATTACCAGTTTGCAGATAGGGAAAAGCGCCGGGGCGGTTGCCGCCGGTAATATCACTATCGGTTACAGCGAATCTGCTACGAGTGATGTGAGTAACATCAATATAACGGTGACAGCATGAGTAAATATACTGACCTCATCACCAATTACCACAGCCAGAAACCTCTCTTCGTTGATCATATCGATCTGATAACGCGTCCATTGTCTGACGTCGCTGGCGCGATGACGGCTCTCATTACTGAATTTGATATTGATGAGGCGATCGGTGTCCAGCTGGACATACTCGGTAAGTGGATTGGCAGAACTCGAGTAGTCAGCCAGCCGATATCTGGAATTTACTTTTCCTTTGACACGGATGGTTTGGGATTCGATCAGGGTGTATGGCAAGGGCCATACGATCCCGACGCTGGATTTACGAACTTGAGCGATGATACATATAGAATCGTCCTCAAAGCGAAAATAGCAATCAACCATTGGGACGGAACGAATGAAACGCTACCTGAAATTCTTGATACAGCATTAGCCGGATCGGGATTGGAAATGCAGATCATCGATAACCAGGACATGACCATTTCTATTTGGGTCTTTGCAGCAGCAGGTATCGATACCGTTTCACTAGAATTACTCGCAGCAATAAGGCAGGGATATTTAACAGTAAAAGCTGCTGGGGTTTATTCCGGAGAAATCCTTACACCTTCAGTCGGTGCGCAGTTCTTTGGCTTCGATCTGGAAAATGATTATATCGCTGGATTTGATGAAGGCGCATGGGGGACATATTTATAATGGCAAATAACAACTTTAAACCGTTCGCTGTTGGTAGTTCTGCGAACGTAATTTCACAGACTGATTATGAAGCACTGGCAGCACTAATTGCAGGTTTTACATCTGGTAAGGCCTCCTCCGCTCAGATCAATAAAGCACTCAGACAAGGCACTGTAATGTCCAGCGTATTAGCACAGTTCATTAGCGACACATTGGGTGTTGATGTGCTGGATAATGGCGTTACGAGTACCATCCTTGCGAATCTCAAAGCTGCTTTATTAACCGCTGGAACGGGCCGGTTGCTGAACGTACGAACATTCACTTCCAGCGTGGCTTACACGCCAACTGCAGGCACTACATCAGTTATTGAAGAAGTACAGGGGGCGGGGGGAGGTGGTGGCTATGCGCGTGCAACATCGACTGGCTATATGTCGGCCGGGGCCGGTGGAGGTGCTGGTGGATATGGTAAATCAAGACTAACAACTGGTTTTTCTAGTGTGTCAATTACAATAGGAACCGGCGGAACACAGGGGGTAAATGGAGGAAGCACTTCTTTCGGAAGTCTCATTATTGCCAACGGCGGCGGAGGTGGTCTTAATGGTACAGACCAGTATGCATCTGGATCAATTTCACAATATGTTGGTGCATCTGGAGGCACTTGTACAGGAGCCAATATCATTAACTATCGCGGCGGGACAGGTGGTAACACTGTTATGACGACCCCAGGCAATCTGATTGGGGGTGTTGGTGGTACAAGTTACTTCACCGCATCGGCTATAAGTGCATTCGGTGGTAGTGGCATCGGCGTGAATGGCTTGTTAGGAAGTGGCGGCGGGGGAGCAATAAGCACGTCATCTCCATCGACTTCTTATGCTGGAGGTAACGGTGGAAACGGCTTAGTAGTTATCTGGGAGTACGCATAATGTCAAATTTCGCAATTGTGGAAAGTGCTGTTGTAGTAAACATCGTTATTTGGGATGGAGTAGCGGAGTGGTCTCCCAATCCGGGGCAAACTGCAGTCGAAGTCAAAGATGGAAATGAAGTCGGGATTGGTTACTCATTTATCGATGGTAAATTTGTCGCTCCTGTACAGCCCGCGCCAACTCAGGAAGAATTGACTGCCGAAGCAAAAAAGCAGAAAGCACAAATTTTGCAGACGATAAACGAAACTACTCAAATGTGGCAGACGCAGCTTCTTCTTGGAATAATTACCGATGACGATAAGGCAAACCTGACTTCTTGGATGAAGTACGCACAGCAGGTGCAGGCAGTGGATACCAGCAAATCTCCGGTCATTTGGCCGGAGACGCCGTAGTGAAATTATTTCTTTATTAAGTCAAAGCTCCATCCCGGTGGGTTGATTCTTATATTTACTGACTCTCCAGATGGAGCATTTTGAAATTTCAAGATATCTTCTCTATAGCCTACGTCGGCTAATTTAGGAATGTTAAAGCTTATCAATAATGCAGGTGTGATTAGTGCCATAAACAGCATGAGAACTATGTTTTTATAAGTTTTTAATTTGTTTATTAGAAATAAAATGAAAATAAAGAAGCAGAAGTTGGTGATAAAGAAATATCTTTCCCCTACTCCTGGATTCAGGATTGGAGGCCACTGAGGTTGAGTCATATCTATCATTGGCTTTGCCAAAGCAAATGCAAGCATAATTATTGGGAAAAGTGCAATGGTGGAAACTCTCCAGCTCGATGTAAAAAGAGAGTAAGCGATAAGTAACACTAATGCTACAAATATAACTTTTGAGAAGAAAAGGCTGCTGAGAGTCAGTATTGAGAAGGTATTATCAAAAAATGTACCGAAGACAAGTTTTCTCGTTATTATTTCCGATAATAGTTCAAGCGATGCGCCGAGCGGGGCGGGAGAACGAGAACCGCCGCCAGCATTTAATATGGAAACTATTTGGATGATACAGCAAAAAGCCATTACAATATCAAATATCTTCATGGATTTTATCGCGTTAATAATCCCACCATTTTCAACATACCTGCGAATTATTAATGACGGCGCTAAGAAAATGACGAAAGGACCACTTAACCCACAAAGGATTAAAACAGTAAAATCATGAATTTTGTCATAAAAACTCTTCGGTGGGGTAGCAATTATAACTGATAACAAGTACATGGAAATATACCAATGCACATTTGTTATGTTTACAAAACCTTCTGAGACGTTAGGCATTAAGATAAAATAAATAACAGCAGCTATACGAAATTTAATATCTATGAATGAGAATCTTCTTGACAGTAAAAACATCAAAAAGAAAACCCTAAGAGAAATAGATATAACATTCGAAACTAATGCTGCTTTTGCAATTCCAAAACAAAGAGCTATTCCATACGTTAATCTGGGAATTGTTTGGAAGTAGCCGTCTTGAGGTAAAAATAATGAGTTGAAAAAGCCCTTAGTATAGATTCCTTTAATCCATACCGCTCCATCCTCAGCCCAAGGTTGTGCATTGAAGATGACATCAGGCCTTCTTGCTGCCATTAACAAGAACATGAATGAGAATGCCATAATCCAAAATGCTAGTTTTTCAAAATTCCTAACAGAATACATATACCCTATCCTTTGAATCTGTTGCGTTCCGATGAGCCAAACGAATGAAGTATCACTATGCTCAGGATTAACTAATAGATTGCTATATTAGACCTAATGACAGAGAACACCAATACTGAGGATATGTCATTCTTAAATATTACTCATAAAATCAAACCAGTCATCCGCGCTTTCCCACGTATTTTGAAACATCACGTCGATCATTTCTTTATCCCGGGCCGTACCTCCCAGCACAGACAGCCCATCGCTATGAGGCCACCGAACTGTGAACGGCGCACCCAAGTAAGCTCCACCAAGCCTTTTTGAAATTCATCTTTCAACACTAGAGCACCTGCAGATGGTTATTGCTTTGCAGATCATACCCCTAAGGATTTCCCCCCTAACCACTCTTCACAATCATGGCTTCTCATGATTATACTGTATGTATGAACAGTGTTTTATGGGGCGGTTATGGCTAAGAAGGATTTGGGTTTTGACATTGTTTACCGCGGCGAGACGCGCGATCGGATAGATCCAGGCAAATACGCCTTCTTCCAGCGTCTTAAAGAGCACGGTGGCGGCTATTGGCTTGGTCAAGTTTACGATAACTGGTTCTGCTTCGTGATCGAAGAACCGGTGTCGCTGAGATATGGTATGGAGATGTTGCAGACAATCGCAGGACAGCAAAAAGAAATCGAGCGGTTTGATGATAGCCTAGATAACTTCATGCTGAAGGGGTGAGACAAAGATGGGACGCATAAGAAATGACGAGCCTTAACAAGGTTTGTCATCTTTTTGCATGTTGGGACGTGTGAGCGAGGCTACATGCGGTAAATTAATGATTTAATGCACGGGTCTTAGAACTTCTAAGCCGTAGGTCACAGGTTCGAGCCCTGTAGGGCGTACCATTTCAAGTCAACACACCTCTGCTGAATTCGCCTTTTCTCCTTTATACTCCCTGAAATTACTGAATTTTTCTGTCCCGGGTTCTATCGAAGTCAACTCAGTTATACCCAAATCAAGTGGTATTGTAAGTATCTCTGCTTTAGTTCCACGCGCTTTTTGAGATTTCCG